AACTAGCTTTCCTGTAACAATTAGAGTTAACAGAACTACAGCAGATAGTACAGAAACTACTTTGCAAAATAGTTTCCAATGGTCATCTTTTACAGAAATAATTAACGAATCAAGAGCTTATGAAAATTTTGCTCATGTAGCTTTACGTTTTGATGCTGAAACCTTTCCAAATCAGCCAAGACGAATGTATAGAATTAAAGGTACAAAGATCAAGATACCTCATAATGGAACTGTAAGGGCTGATGGATCTATAAGTTACAGTGGTACATTTAACGGCACTTTTAAAACAGATAAAGAATGGTCAAATGATCCAGCTTGGATTTTATATGATCTACTTACAACTTCTAAAGGTTTCGGAGATCATATTGCAGAATCATCATTAGATGTTTTTAGTTTTTTCTCTGCCAGTCAATATGCAAGCGAGCAAGTAGATGATGGAACTGGAACTGGAAATACCGAAGCAAGATTTTCTTGTAATGTTGTTTTAAACAGCCAACGTTCCGCATACGATACTATCAATAATCTTGCCTCTGTAATGAGAGCAATGCCTTTTTACTCAGCAGGGGCAGTAAATATAAGTTGCGATAAACCAACAGATCCAAGTTATATTTATAATTTAAGCAATGTTTCTGAAGCTGGTTTTTCTTATTCAAGTGCTAGTAAAGACACAAAATTTTCAGTTGTGAATGTTTCTTACTTCGATAATGAAACCGCAGAGGTGGATTATGAAACTGTAGAAGATACCGCATTACAAGCTAAGTACGGGATTGTTACTAAAAATTTGTCAGGTTTTGCCTGTACATCAAGAGGTCAGGCGGCAAGGCTAGGACGTTGGTTTTTATATACACAAAACAACGAAGCGGAAACTGTTACATTTACAGCATCATTAGAAAGCGGAACAATAGTCAGAGTTGGAACTGTTATTAATATTGCAGACCCCATGAGGGCAGGGGTTAGAAGAGGAGGACGTATAAAGACAGGAGTATCTACTACTCAAATTATTGTTGATGATGAAAATAATACAGATTTAGCAACAACAGGTTCAGCAACCTTAAGTGTCATTTTATCTGACGGCACATTAGAAACTAAGACAATAAGCAGCGTATCAGGAGCAACCATCACTGTTTCCTCTGCTTTTTCATCTGTTCCACAAACAAACAGCGTTTGGGTTATTGAAAATACATCTGTGGAATTACAAACTTTTAGGGTTGTGTCTGTTACAGAACAAGACCTTTTAAATTATCAAATAGTCGCAGTTGTACATAATCCCGACAAGTACGCTTTTGTTGAAGATGGATCAACTCTGCCCACAAGATCAATTACGACATTAACACCTTTAAAGGATGCACCAAGTAACTTAATAGCAACAGAAAAAATTGTTGTTTTAGATAATAGAGCAGTTTCAAAATTATTTATTCAATGGCAACCTGTTGCTGGGGTTGTAGAGTACTTAATTCAATACAGATTTAAAAATGAAAACTTTATTTCTGAGAGAGTAAGAAGATCAGACTTTACAATATTTGAAACTTTAAAAGGGGAATATGAAATAAGAGTTTTTAGTTTCAATGCTTTAGATAAACCAAGTAAAAACCCAAATACAATAACAATAACAACAGTTGGAAAAACAGAACCACCAGCAGAGATTACAGGCTTAACTTATGAACCTTTGACAGATAAACTTGCACGACTAAGATGGGATTTACCTACCTCTGTGGACGTTTTGCATGGAGGTCGTATATTCGTAAGGCATACACCTTTAACAGATGGAAGCGGTACTTTTTCAAATGCAACAGATTTAATTCAAGCATTAGCTGGAAATACAACATCTGCTGAGATTCCAATTTTAGAAGGTGAAGTAATTTTAAAAACACAAGATGATTCTGGTGTTTTTTCTTTAGGTGAAACCTCTGTTGTAATTGATTTGCCAGATGCACAACCAAAATTATTAGTACAAGAAAGACGAGAAGATCAAGACAGTCCAGCATTTCAAGGGTCGAAAACTAATATTGGTTTTGATTCTGGCACTGGTGCAATAAGTTTAGCTGGAACAGGTAATTTTGATAGTAGTACAGATATTGATTCGGAGAGTTCTATTGATGACATTGGAGGAGTATCAACAACAGGAACATATTTATTTAATGAACGTTTGGATTTAGGTGCTGTATTTAGTGTCGATTTTAGAAAACACTTATTAAGTGCATCTGTTTATTCAACAGACTTATTTGACGTAAGAGGCTTAGTTGATGATTTACAGGATTTTGATGGCACTGGTTCTGTTGATACAAATGCTGATTTATTTATTAGATCAACGTTAGATGACCCAAGCGGTTCACCAACTTATACTTCATTTCAAAAATTTGCTAATGGTACTTACAGGGGAAGAGGTTTTGAGTTTAAATGTGTCTTAACAACAAAAGACACAGCACAGGATATTAGAGTAAGTCAGCTTGGATATTTTGCACAATTTCAAAGAAGGACAGAACAAAATGCAACAGCTATAGCGTCTGGTGCTGGTGCGAAAAATGTTACTTTTGACCATCCTTTCTTCGTGGGTACTAGTAGTTTATTGGGTGCAAATTCAAATTTACCGTCTGTTGGAATAACAGCTTTGAATATGTCATCTGGAGATATTTTTGAATTAAGTAATATTAGTTCTACAGGTTTTACAGTTCATTTTAAAAATAGCTCTGGCAGTTCTATAGATCGAAACTTTAACTTTACTGCAATAGGTTTTGGTAAAGGTGGATAATTCAGATACAATAAAAGAAATTACTGGAAATTAAATGTCAAGAGTCGATAATACGGGTGGATCAGGTTTTACTGTTGATAATGGTACTGGTCTGGCCGTTCGTACAAAGTTAAATCAGATAATTGCAGCTTTAAGTACATTAAATCAAGGTTCTGGCGATCCATCAAGCGGTGTTGCAGCTTATGTTCCACATATTGATGGTAATACCTTAAAAATTAGAAATTCTGCTAATAATGCGTTTGTATCTTTAGGTGATGTATCGACTACAAACTTCGGTCATGCTGGATTATCGGCTGCTAATACTTTCACTTCAACAAATATATTTCAAGAGGATGTAACTTTTGATGGTGCTACTGCTGGAAGGGATGTTGTTTTTGACAGATCAGATAATGCTCTTGAATTTGCTGATAATGCAAAGGCAAAATTTGGAGCAGATGCAGATTTAGAGGTGTACCATGATGGAAGCCACTCTTACCTTTTAGAAAATGGTACTGGTGACTTAAAAATAGAGACAAATGGTACAGCGATACAACTAGGTAAATCAAATGGCGAGGTTTGTGCAAAATTTATTCCTGATGGTTCAGTTGAACTCTATGAAGATAATGTAAAGAAATTTGAGACTGCTAGTGGGGGTGTGAGTCTTACAGGAGGAGCAGCAGCTAATATAACAGCCCTTTCTGACGGAGCAACAATAACTATAGACATGGCTACAGCCTGTCATCATTCAGTAACACTAGGAGGTAACAGAACCTTTGCAGCACCTTCAAATCAAGCAGTAGGTCAAGCTGGTTCAATATTTATTACACAAGATGGTACTGGGTCTAGGACAGCATCATTCAATAGTGCTTTTAAATTTGTAGGAGGTACAGCACCAACTTTAACAACAGGAGCAGGGCTGACAGATCGCATTGATTACATTATTCTGTCCAGTAATGTTATACATTGTGCAGTTTCATTGGACGTTAAGTAATGGGTTTTTACGATGCGATAAGAGTTGGAGCTTCTGGTGCTGCTGATAGTGCCTTTACGGTAGATCGTAGTTTAAGGTTTAATCCTAGCGATAGTCCTAACTTAGCTAAAACTTTTGGCACTTCTACAAACGTAAGAAAACGCACACTTTCGGTATGGGTTAAAAGATCAAAAATAAATGATGATGGAGGACAGGTTTTTTTTGAATATTCCTCTGGCGGTTCTGGTGGTTCCATGATGTTTTTAGGTCAAGGTACTGGAATTGGAAATAACGATCAAATACAAATTAGTAATAGAAATGCAACATCAGGTTCTGGAGATTATTCATTATTAACAAATGGTTTTTTTAGAGATCCTAGTGCTTGGTATCACATAGTTTTACAGTATGACACAACACAATCTACTGCATCAGATAGATTAAAACTCTATGTCAATGGTAATCTGGCAAGTATTTCATCTGCTTCATATCCATCACAAAACTATGATTCAACTGCCTTTTTAGCTGGTACAGCATCAGCCCACAACATAGGCTATGGTATTGCTACTGGAGCTGCAAATTATTTTGGTGGTTATATTGCAGAATTTAATTTTATTGATGGTCAAGCCTTAACACCTTCATCTTTTGGAGAGACAGACGCAACAACAGGTCAATGGAATCCTATTGATACATCAGGATTAACTTTTGGAACAAATGGATTTAGACTTAAATTTGCAGATAATTCTGGCACAAGTGCGACTACATTAGGCAAGGATTCAAGCGGTAACGGCAACAACTTCACACCATCTAATTTTTCTGTAAGTGCTGGAGCCGGTAATGATTCTGTAGAAGATACACCTACTAATAATTTCTGCACAATGAACTCTATAGATAAAGATAGTAGTGTTTCTGTATTAGATGGCAATTTAAAAGTAAGTAATAACAACCAAGTATGGGCAGGTATTAAAGGAACTTTTGCTGTTTCATCTGGTAAATGGTATTACGAAATGAAAGGTAGTGATAATAATTTATTTTGTGGTTGGGCATCTGATGATTTAGATACTTTTTTGGCATCACCACAAGATAATAATACTGTTATGTCAGCAGGGGTTTTAATACTTGTAGGTACAAGTGGTCAATATCAACTAGATACAGGTGGAAGTGGAACTAGAGTAAATTATGGGTCAGCTTTGTCTGCAAATGATGTTTTAAGTTGTGCCATTGATCTTGATAACAATACAGCACAATATTATATAAATGGTACAGGTCAAGGATCTATAAATATTTCATCATCAAAATTAGCTACAAAACAGGTTCATCCATATTTTATTTCATATTACACAGCACAAAATTATACATTTAATTTTGGACAACAAGCATTTGCTTATACCCCACCAACAGGATATAAAGCACTAAATTCAGCAAACTTACCCGACCCAACAATACTGCTACCTAATAAAAATTTTGGTACTTTGCTTTACACAGGTAATGGAAGCACTAAGTCTGTAACTGATACCACTGCTGTAAACTTTACACCAGATTGGTCTTGGTTTAAGGCTAGAAGTGCATCCATCTCAGGTTTAATGTATGATGCTGTTCGTGGAAATTCAAAATATTTACAAGTAAATTCTACTTCTGCTGAGGGAACTGACGCTACATCGCAAACTGCGTTTATTTCTGGAGGTTTTTCTTTAGGATCGGACGGAACTACAGGAGTAAACCAAAATACAACAACTTATGTTGCATGGAACTGGAACGCTGGCGATACAGATGGCAAGACTTATACAGTAAAAGTTGTTTCTGATGGTGGTAATAAATATAGATTTGATGATTTTGGAACGTCTGCTGTAACTCTTGATCTTGCAGAAGGTGGTACTTATATTTTTGATGGTGCTGATTCTTCTATGGCTTCACATCCAATAAAATTATCTGAAACAAGTAATGGAACTCATGGAGGAGGATCTTCATACAATACTGGAGTCACTTATTTATTAGATGGAGCAAGTGTTACTGAATCAGCTTATGTATCTGGGTATGCTTCAGCTACTACAAGACAACTAAAAATTGTTGTTGCAGCATCAGCACCAACTTTATATTATTACTGTCATTATCACTCTGGAATGGGAGGACAGGTTAATACAAACTCAACTCTTGGGTCAAGTAATTTTGATGGGTCTATTCAATCAACAGTAAAAGTAAATGCTTCGGCAGGGTTTTCTATTGTTACTTATACAGGTAATGGAACAGGAGGAGCAACTTTAGGACATGGTTTGAGTGTTACTCCACAAGTAACAATTATTAAGGATAGAACCACAGGTTCAAGAGATTTTATTGTAAATCATCCAAACTTAACTTCTGGTAAAGTATTGTTTTTAAATAGTACAAGTGCTGAATTAACAAATGGTGGTGGAACTCCAACTACATTTACCAGTACGACCATAAGATTAGATTCGGGATCTGGTGGATTATTAGGAATAAATCATAGTAGTGATAATTATGTAATGTACTGTTTCAGCGGAGTAGCAGGGTATAGCAAGTTTGGGTCATATACAGGAAACGGAAATGCCAATGGTACGTTTGTCTTTTGTGGGTTTAAGCCGTCTT